ATGATCTGACTATTGCAAATTTTGAGGGAACACTCACCGATTCTGATGAACGGGAGGACAAAACATTTGCGTTTAAAGCACCCGCATCCTATGCCTCTATTCTGACAGGCGGATCTGTAGAAGCCGTAAATACCGCTAACAATCACAGTCATGATTACGGTGATCAGAGTTTCAATGATACTCTGGCAGCACTGGATGATGCAGGAATCGTTCATTTCGGATATGATGAAACTGCTGTTATGGATGTAAAGGGAATCAAAGTAGGATTAGTCGGTATCTATGAACTGTACGACCATCTTGAGCGCGAGCAGCAGTTAAAAGACAATATTGCAAAAGTAAAGGCAGACGGGGCACAGCTGATCGTAGTGATCTTCCACTGGGGTAATGAAACGGAAACCGTTCCGGACAGCAACCAGACAACACTTGGACGCATCGCGATCGATGAAGGCGCTGATCTTGTATGCGGACATCATCCGCATGTACTTCAGGGTATTGAAACTTATAAAGGCAGGAATATTGTATACAGCCTCGGAAACTTCTGCTTCGGCGGCAACAGTTCTCCAAGTGATATGGATACCATGATCTACCAGCAGACCTTTACTATTGATGCCGATGGGGTAAAAAAAGACAACGTGACCAATATCATTCCCTGCTCCATTTCTTCTGCTGCCTATGATGGATATAATAATTATCAGCCAACTCCGGCAAAAGGTGATGAGGCAACAAGAATCCTTGGAAAAATCAATGAGCGGAGTTCCTGGATTTCTACTGCAGAAGGCAGTACTTTTACTGCAAAATATAACAGTAATAATGACTCCCAGAGCAGTTCTGCAGATACAGCTGCTTCAGATAGCGATATCGTTGATATGAACAGTTCAGCTTCAGATGACACAGACGCAGAGACATACGACGAATCCTATGATACTGATAATTCGGACGCCGAATAAATAGAGCCTTCATTCATCCAAAATCACATCAATACTTCAAAAGAACTGAAAAATCCAGTTAAGGACTTCTCAGCTCTTTTTTATATTTTTACTATGCTTTTATCAGGCAGATAAAAGCATCCTCTTCGCTACTTGCTCATAACCAGATAATTGATTGATATAATTATTTGGGTGACATTATATGATAATCATAGCATCCGCAATAATCGGTTCTGCCAGTTCTACGATCTTATCCGGATTCTTGAAGCATTTTTCTTCCAGATACTTCTTGAGATTTAAAGTCGGGTCGCTTTCCTCTGAGAGCAACCCTCTGTTCGTAACATCAATAGCATTCTCTGCCTCAATATCAGCTACATAAAACGCTCCCAGTTCATACAGATCTTTCTGCAGTGCAGGAATATTTAACTGTTTCTTCTGTTCGGATGTACAGGAATACCGCACTCGAACAATCTTATCTGTCACATCTTCCGGAAATCCCAATCTATGAAGATACATCACTCCCTCTCGGATATAAGCTTCCACTTCTTCTGTATCCCATGTGATTGTATAGAACCGTCTGTATGGTGTGATGCAATTATGTCCTTTCGTCAGCTTTCCTGTATCACTGAACTCGTGAATCCAAAAACCTCTCTCCTGTCCTTCATCATTGAAATTCATAGCATTAATAGCCCCGGAGTAAAATACATTATGCAGACCATTAAGTATCTGCGGGCGGTGTATGTGTCCCAGGAGCACTGCTTCATACCCAGCAGCTTCCAATGCTTCTCTCGGAATAACCGGTTCAAAATTTGTAAAGAATGAAGTCTGGCCGGATTCCATATTGCAACCAGGTACGGTATAATGTGCCATCAGGATAGATGTTTTATGGCATTCAGCTCGAAGCCCCATTACCATACTGGATATGTAACTTGTCCATGCTTCGTTTTCTTCATCTGCAGACAGACCAGGGAATCTTGATCTGAACTCCTGCTTATCAAATCCCGGAATGCAGGCTATATCAGCATATGGAGTACGGAGTACAGTTGGAGATGTTACTATATGTACATTTCCAGTATTTGCAAACATCTTGCTCAAAACTCTGAACTGACCACCTCCGTCATGGTTCGGTGTTCCTCTCATTACAATCACTGCTTTCGCAACACCTGCCAGTTTTGTGATCGTGTCTGTTGCAACAATCATTTCGTCTGAGTATCTTGCCGGACCTATCTGCTCCTGATGGAAAACATCACCAGAAACGCAAACAATGTCTGGTTTCTCTTCTTCTGCAACCTTAATCATATAATTAAGACAATTTACTGTATCCTGTGAACGGAGATTCACTCCGTCCACTACAGGACCTTTGAACTGGCCAATATGCCAGTCAGCTGTATGTAATATTTTCATCTGCGTCCGCCTCCTCTCTGGCATTTGATACACAATGGTTCACCAAATTTATTGATTGAATACTCATAAACCTTTTCATTTATGATCGTACCGCATCTGGAGCACTGAAAATCTGCAGTTCTGTCTTCCTCTGGTTGCGGATCCGGTTCATTCGGCTCTTCCTGTTCGGGCTGGGCAAATGCTTCCTGTTGAATTTCGCCCATATCTTCATCCGGAAGTTCCGAAGTAAACGCCGGATTGTCCAAGTCACCTTCATCGATAATATTGCTATCTGTGGCAAAATCTACATTCTTAACCTCAATCTGAGGCATTCCGAACATATTGTTTACAGAATTCATACCCTGCATCAGCATTGCCTGCCGGACCTGTGGATCTGAATAATCCGGAGAGAATATTACTGTTGGGATCGCGAAATTCTTCTTTAATTCGTCTATCGTATAGCAGCTTTTGATTCCCAGTAATGCTCTGATGACTCTAAGTTTGGCTCCGGTCAGCGCTTTTTCAGCCCAAGATTTTCTTAACAGGGCCATATTTACTTTTACATAACGTTCTATGTATCGTTCCCTATCTTTTTCGGCAATAACATACGCCTTTATGTGATTTCCCCATTTATCTGTATCGTCAATCCACTTTCCTGCAAATATCTTAGCCGCCTCTTCTGCCGCTTTCTTATCTGTAATTCCCCTAACTGCTTTATCCGTGGATTCTCTACGAAATCTATCTTCTTCATCTTCAAGGCAAATTTCTCTTTGATCAACCTCTGATCTATACGTTCCGTCTGCCTTTCGCATTGCACCCTGAGCCTGTGCCCGATATGTGGTCGCATCAATTTTTCTTCCGTAGGTCTGTTGTGGATTAAATTGAATACCAGCTGCCATTGCCAGTTTGTTAAGAAGCGGCTTGGATAACGAATATGTATCCTGCCAGATTTCTTTTCCTTTTCCATCTTTCTTTCCAGTAGGAATTCTGTTGACTTTGTAAATGTCACCGCTATTTTCGCTCAAATCAACTGCGACTTCCTCTACATGATATTTATAGAAAGGATTCAGCTGCACATCTGTTGCCGCAGGGACAAGCAAGTTATGATCACTGTATGCTCTTATAACCTCTGACAAGCTTCCTGAAATTTCCTGCATGTACTTGATTACCTCCTAAATCTGTGATAAAATGACGGTGTTCTTTAAAAAATGAGGCCCAACCTGTTTTTTAAAGTTCTGACCCAAAAGCCTCGGATGCGGATTTATGAGTGCCGTCTACACTTCATATCTCCTTTAAGCATCTGGGGCTTTTAATATGCATCTCCTACAGCGAATCTGGTCAATGCGTATACCCACACCCACATGAGCGGGATTGCTATCCATTCGGATCCGAGTTCTGCGCTTCCCCTTATTGCGCAAAGCATATCGCTCAGATATCCGAAGAAGATAAGGCTGACTGCTGTAGGAACGATGTAAACCATCGACCTTTTCAAGAAGCGAATTCTCTTTTTTATTTTCGCTCTTTTCTTTTTTTTGGAATATTCCTCATACTCCTTCTCATTAAATTCTCGCACCACGGACAGATATATCCGTGTTTTGGAATCTTCTGTAATGTACTGATGTTCCACATTCTTTCGCATATCTTGCACTTTGCGTACATCCATTATCTTGCCTCCTTATCAATTAAGATCAATTCTTTGGCGATAACGCTCTGTAATGCGCATCTGTCCATTTCATGCCAGCTGATCGGTACCGGGCTGTTATCCAGCGCATTTAAAATTCTCTCAGCTGTTGTATGATATTTCTTCATATCTTCTGTTGTAAGCAATTTCGCACCTCCTTCATCTATGCTGTCTTCTCTGTATTAATCTGGGTTACAAAAATCCCAAGATCAACACTTTCCATATCATTCAGTTCTTTCAGAAGTTCTGCATCTGATGTAATTCCATAGTTCTTTTTTAATATTTCTTTTAATTTTTCTTTAAGGTTCATCAAAACACTTCCTTTTAATTATCCGAATCCGAAATATTAAGATAATCGCTGATTCTTCTTCTGATTTCTATGCTGGTGTTCTTTCCATTTAAAGTCGATGAAAGGTAGCATCTGGAACAGCCAAGTTCTTCGGCCAGATCATTAACAGAGATATCATTCTGAATCATTGCTATCTTGGCTTTCTTGCACC